GGTGAGTTCTTCACGCCGACTGGGTCATACCCATCTATATCCACGTGCTTGGCTAGTGGCCGCTCTTTTTCCAGCAACACCTTCCAGCAGCCCACTCAGTGGACGATCATGCGCGGACCGGGGTATGTCCGTATCTTTGCGGAGCACCCCAGCGACGCTACGCTGTCCAATGTGTACTACCTGGGCCTCATGAAGGCGTACATGCGAATCGAGCAGTACGAATCCCCCATGGCGTTCCTGGGCGATACCGATGTGAACAACGGGGCGTCAAACTACAACAGCCCCTGGTGGCGGAAGTTCGACTACGATGACACTGTCACTACCGTGTCACCGTCGTACCGGTATGACACCCCGTTCATAATCAACGACAACTTCACCTTTGGATCTACGGCCGACCTGGAGAGCTGTGTTCACTTCCCGCTGTCTATCAGGTCTGCGTCGAACCAGCCCGACCTCTCAGTAACGACCGGGTTGACCAAGACGTTTACGAAGGGGTCCAAGACGGATTCCGTAAAAGCCTTTGCGTCTCCGTTTGACACAGGAGGGCGCGAGTCTTGGTGGGACACTACCGTGCTGTGGAACACCGCGGCTAACGGTATCGGCGCTCGAATGACGGGTACGAACCTTCAGGATCGTCACCTGGAGCCCGTTGTGTTCTTCCAGTGCACTGACGATGGGTACGACTGGAACACCAGTGACTCCTACGAGCTTCTGTTCAATTACCCGACCACGACTAACCGAGAGGCTATGGGTTGTCTTCCGGGCATCTACTGGATGAATGACAAGTTACTCTATGTAGGCTCCACTCTGGAAGACATCGACCCGACGGACGCGCTAACCGTCTACGTTGGTGGTCAGGCTAGAACGCTCAGGGTTGCTGTCGGGTACAGCTATGGATCAGGCAACAACGGGGTCAAGGGGCCTCAAACGACTGGTGAGGACCACGGCGTTGTGGTCTTTGACATGAACGAGGTCTAGTATGTACAGATCCGGAACCGCCTACTCCTACCGCGAGCTGCAAGGCGCTATGCGGCAGTTTGCGACTCGAACCCTAGGCACTTTCCGGGACCTGTTTGAGGGAGAGTACGGCCAGAGCATCACGGGAACGGACTTCACCGTGCTGGGGCTGAAGCACTCCTCAACAGGAGCCGTGTATCTGTTTGACTTCGTGTCTTCCACCAACTTCGTAGCAAGTGGCGGGGACGCCGAACACACGATCCTGGGGCAGCTTGTGGCCGACTTCCGATTTCCTCGGGAGGTGGACTACGACGCGGTGGATGAACCCGATGCCTCCATCGGCCAGGTGGTGGACGGGCCCTTCGCAAGTGGGGCTATCGATATCAGTGTGTCGGGCGGTGTGGTCACGGTGACCGACACGTACGGCGAGCTTACCACCACCGTGGACGGCCTGTTCTATGGGCTTCGCCCTGGCTATGGCATCCTGTTCCGAGACGCCGCCGATACCGACCTCTGGTACTACGTCAAGGTCAATTCCGTGAACCTGACTGGGACCGTCATGGAAGGGGTCCAGGTTGGGGCCGTCAACGGCGGGGCGGTGTCCGCGGACGTGATCAGCAGCTACACAGGAGACCGGGACAAGACACGACGGGTGCTTTTCCCCATCGAGAAGTCGGTGGAGCCCTCCCAGACCCCCTTCGGGAACATTACGGGGTCCATGTGGGATTCCGAGGTGACCCTGGCCAATGCCCGCGAGGGGTTTTTCCCCCGATCGGGTAGGCACAATTTCACGAACGGCGTCAACTACAGGTTCTACGGGGACAACGATCCCGGCAGCGACTACTTCCACATGGTCCTGTGGGATGCGGCCGCCTCCACGCCCCTTTTCACGCACTGGTGGATGGGCAGGGTTAACGGACCCAGTCCCGCCCTGCGTCGCCAAAACAGCTCCTGTGGCATGTTTCTGGGTACCAGCGGGCCTTTTACTGCGTACGCCACGGGCACCGACACGTATCAGTACCTTTTTGAGGCCAAGGACGGCACGACCTGCACTCAGAACCCCTGCATCCTGATCGCTCCGATCGAAGACTCGAATGGAGCTTTCCAGTATTCAGACCCTGACGTCTATACGGGGGCTTCTGGCTACAGTCACTCCTTCCTCCCGGAGAGCCTGGATTCCTGGGTGGTGACCTCCGCCGGGGATGCCACGCTGGAGGCTGCCAGTCAGGCTGCACAGATCATCACGACCGGCACCGACCCTGGTATCGAGCGGAATGGTCTGAGCGTGGCAGCGGGCACCTACGGCGTTGTGAGGTTCGCGATCCGAAAGGTGCAGGGAGGCGACTCCGGCTCCACGGGCGAGGTGTACTTCAAGACCACCGGCATGCCATCGTATACCGGATCTGACCTGGTCCAGTTCGACGAGTCGGATCTGGAGCGAGAGTATGGCAACTGGTGGGTCTACCGGGTAGACATGGCAGCTGCGCATGCTCCAGGGGCAGGCGGTACCAATAACTGGACGAACACCCTCCTGGATCTCCGTATCGACTTCGGTAGCGGAGGTACGAACTTCGGTGAGCAGTACGAGATTGGATGGATTCGGGTTGACGATGGGGACGACACGGTAAGTGACGCTGGGTTCGGCGCGTTTGAACAGTACGATGGTGGGTTCCAGGCTTATGGTCCTACTGGTGCATCGCATGATCCGACGTTCGGCGACACTACGACCAAGGATCTCGATACCCGCGCTTACTCCATACAGGCAGGGCTTAACGGGTTCCAGGGTGGTCTCACCTTCGGCATGGAGAATGTCAAGGGGCGCACGTTTCATTTCGCCAGGCCCTATGGCGTAGAGTACACTGTGCCGCCCACCACCAGGAACTTCTTGAACAGGTTCACTCCGGCGTACGCCATCCTGTTTGAAATTCCACGTACTTCTGTAAGGAATACCAGGCTCGGGACACCTCTTAGCGGTACCGAGATCGGAAGGAATGCAGAGTACCTGTCTACCGACTCGTACTTCATGTACGTTGGCACGTTCCCTGGAGTCTATCGTACGGTCGGGCTCCGGGCGACGCCGATCAGAGAAGTGGCATCCGGTAACAGAAAGTTCGACGAGATCGCACACCTCAACTCCCCGCTCCTGGGGACTGACGTTCTGATCACTACCCCCACGTCCAACTCAGGACGGGCCGCGTATTTGTACGAGAGGTGACCATGCTTACGAGCGCGTTCGAGGATTTCTATTTCGACAACACATTCCTGATCGCGCCTGTGGGCCCGCGTGCCGACCTGGGCTCTGTAGTCGAGGGATCTCAGCTGACCCTCTATGTAGGGTTCACCTACATGCTCAAGTCCTACTACTACATAACGCTGCCTGGCCTGGAGGATTACTCCTTCCTGGTCACTGGTGAGCGCCTGGCCACCGCTGCGGGTGAGGAGACACAAGCTGGCCTGGCTTCACAGTTCGTTGCCCAGGGGCCTACCCATGCACACAGGATGACCTTGGAGTTCACTCATGGGTTCCGTTCGGGGGCTCAAGAGACCACTTTCGGGTACGCTGATGTATCGGTTCCGCTCTCGTTCGAGAGGCTTCCCGTGATCACCAGCATCCCCAGGGCGTCGATCCGAGAATCCTTGAAGTTCAAGACCTCTATCGAGGAGGCATGGGATGGAACGGAAACGCGCATGCGCCTCCGGCCCTATCCCAGAAGCGAAGTGACCATGCGCTACTTCGCGGACCAGGACGACGTCTGGGAAGCTGTGATCGACTCTATGGGCATGGGCTCGCAGTACGCCCTTGTACCTATGCACCACCGCTCTGAAGAGGTGAACGGCATCGGAGCCAATCCGGGGTACGTGTCTGTAACGATCGCGGCAGGTGACCTGCCTGATGGGTTGGAAGACCTACCCGAAGGCACTCCCTTGGCGTTTTATGACACCTCGGCCGGTGATATCAAAGTCGGTCTTCTGTACGACCAGGCCACGTCAACTACCATCCGGTTCTCGACCGATGGCAACCTACCGACTCCCGCCGTTGGCGATCTCCTGTTGCCTACAGAGACCGCCAGGATGGTTGACAACTCCAGGGCTACTATCTACCCGTCGAAGGCCGCGGAGGTAGAGTCCACCTGGATCTCTGATCGTAGCGATGTAGTGGATGGCAACCTTCTGGATGCGTCCACTGAGTTCAATCAGTTTGAAGCCGAGGTGTGTGACTTCGACACTTCCAAGCCGATCGTAAGGAACACCACGCTATCGGGTGGCAGCCTGGTATACCAGAGTGACTCAGGAGCGATCATATTCGACCGTCAGATCGGCCGGAGCAGATCCCTCCAGAGAAGGGCCACTCCGCAGATTCAGTTCAGCAAATCCGTAGAGATCAGTTGGGACCCTGCCCAGGCAAGTAGCTTCAGAAAGTTCTTGATGTGGACGTGGGGACGGCAGCGGTCTTTCTACATTTCCAGTGACGCGGATGAACTCGTTCCGTTCTTCACTACCTCCAACCAGATGACCTTCCAGAACGTGGGTAACTTTTCTGACAGGCTACCTTTGATGGACGGGGTTGTCGGGTTTGATGTGCTGAAGACATCCGGAGCCCGTGAGCAGTACCGTGTTGATAGCTACATCATGGACCCTGGAACCTCTGGTGGCACCTTGCTGGTAACACTGGATCGTGCTCCAGGGGCCGTTGGCCTGATTGAGTCAGTCAGTCTCCTGTACCACGTGAGGCTGGGAACTGACGACATCTCGATGAACTACGACGGCAGAGGTACTCTGTCCTGTGAGCTGCCTATGATCACGGTCAAGCAGTAAAGGAAACCCCATGTCCTTCGATAACCAGGAAACATCCGCCGAAGGCGGAGCACCTATTGAGCTATACAAAATCGAAGGGGCGGGTACCTTCTATTACACGTCGGGGAACACTCCGTTCACCTATGAAGAGGACGAGTATATACCCATTGCGATGAGCCGCAGTGGCCCCTCTATTTCGTCGAAGACATCAGCAGGCAGCTTGACTATCAAGATGCCATTCGACAACCCGTTTGCCATCCGTTATCTGGCTGGTGTGCCTCCGGCACCTGACAGGGTGACCATATACCAGACGCATCTGTCCGACTCCTCCGCTGAGGTTCAGGTGTTCTGGTCCGGGGTTGTGTCTGGTGTCAAATTCGCCAACGAGGAGGCGTCTGTTCTCCTCTCTGGCGTACTGGCCCGGACGGCAACCCAGGTCCCTAGCTCCACGTTCTCCTGGGCATGTAACCATGTCCTGTATGGAGCGCGGTGCGGAGTAATTGAGTCCGCACACCAGTTCCCGCTGACCGTCACTTCCGTATCAGCGGATGGCGTGAAGCTGGGGCTAGAGGACTCGGACGCAACAGTAAACCCGCAGGCTTCCCTCGCTGCGGACGACACTTACTTCAATGGAGGGCGGGTTGAGAACGGCGAAGAGGGATCCCAGAGAATGGTGATCACTCTTACGTCCCCCTCAGCCGGTGTGTACATTGCAACGCTCATGGTCCCTACGGACCTGGAAGTCGGCGAGAGCATTACGCTGTCTGCCGGATGCGACCGCTCGCTTCAGACCTGCTACGCACGGTTCTCGAACAGCGAACGGTACGGTGGGTTCCCTTTCATTCCCACCCTAAACCCCTTCGCGACCGATGTGAAGCGAGAAGAGTAACCCCATGAAGAATTGGCTCCTGGTCCTCCTATCAGTGTTGGGTTGTATCCTGCCTGCACAGACTGCGGGTTCTTACGAACTGGCAGACTTTGGAATCACTGCGCTGATCCTTGCGGTGATCGCTGTTGCCCTGTCCGCCACTATGGCTGCTCTGACGCCAAAACCGGACCTTGAAGACCAGAAGCCGTCGGGGCTTGGCGACTATCAGTTCCCCACCAACCTGGAGAGCAGGTATCTGCCCGTGGTATGGGGATCATCTGAGCTGGCTGCGCCCAACGTGATCTGGTATGGCGACTTCTCGACATACCCGCTCACTACTGGTGGCCAGATCATCGGGTACCGCTACTCCCTGGGTATTGACCTGGCCCTGTGCTACGGCCCTATCGACTCCATCTCAGAGATACAGATTGACGACAAGTACGTCCTCAAGCAGGGGGAACAGAGGGCACTGAAGTCCGGTATCACTCCGCTGGGTGGGTTCGAGCGGCCCTCTACTGGTGAACGCCGTATCTCCCTGGAGGATCTTGAGTTCTTTGGTGGTGACAAAGCGGGTGGCAGGCTCATCGGGAACATGTCGATCTATTATGGATCGGACAACCAGAAGCCCTGCCCCTATATCCAGAGGCAAGAGACGGAGAACACACTGGAGGTAACCCCCGGCACGTTTGTGTCCCAGTCCCAGCTTGTGCCTTCGTACTCTGGACTGGCCCACGTGGTGTGGGAGGGTGGAGAGATCAGTGAGCGGGCCGTTATCCCCCAGATCAAGTTCACGGTCCATCGCTATCCTACCTCTCTTTCCGCAACCTACAGCATCGTGAATGACGACGGCAATGGTATCGGCGATGCGAACCCCATCCACTGTCTGTACGAGCTTCTTACGGATACCAGATGGGGATGCGGAGTACCTGACTCCGACATCGATACGGAGTCCTTCTTCGATGCCGCTGAGCTGTGCAGCATTGAGGGGAACGGGTTCGGGTACACGCTGGACGACCCTAAGGCGGCCAGCACCGTCATCGAACTGATCAACCAGCAGGTCAACGGAGTTCTGTTCCAGAACGGTGAAGGCAAATGGGCCTACCGTTTGATCCGTAAGGACTATGACACCGATTACAATTTCGAGCTGAGATACGACGGAAAGGTCGCGGGCACCCGCAACTCAATCAGTTCTGGGCTGGGCTTGTTCGCCGCCAGCTCCGGAGCGGGAGACTACATGATCTCCCTGCTCACTACGGATCTCTCTTCCCTGGTTATTGGTGAGGTCATCGAGATCGTCAATACGTCCACCGATGATGTAATGAACTTCATCATCGCAGACGTTGACGACGGGGCAGACGAGATTTACTTGACGCTGATGGATAGCCAGGAGTACCCGGATACTTGGCCCGGACTCAGCACCTTCACGACCGCTCGTATCACCGATTACTCGTACTTGCAGGAGTTCACGAAGTCCTCGATCTCTAAGGTTACCGCTGCAGACCGACAGTCTTGGAGTGAGACGTTCAACGTCGCACAGGTCAAGTACATTGACAGGACTGACTACTACAAGGAGACTGTCGCCACCAGCCATGATATGGGGAACTTCTCGATTCGGAATGGCGTGCACACGATCAAGAAGTTCGATATGCCGGGTGTTCGCACTCCGGCGTCGGCTGCCAAGATCGCCCAGCGTTTGCTCCGATCCGTATCCTACCCGATCACAACGCTGTCCGTTGAGGTGCCTAGAAGGTTCTATCAGATTCGGCCTGGTGACGTTGTAGTTGTCAACCACTCAGACTATGGGCTGGAAAACTTCTACATGCGTGTTCTGGAGGTCGGGCTCCCTAACGACCGTGGAACCTCCATCTCTGTCAAGGGTATGCGTGACACGTACAACGAGCCGTCGAACGCTGAGGTGATCCACATCGGTGGTGCATCGGATATATCGGATCAGATTTCGACCGCTCCGGTTGCCCCGAATCCGGATACAACGTACACGACGGGTCTCCCGCTCTTCTATCACACCAAGCTGGGCCTGGACTCTCTGTACTACAGGTGGCATATCATCGGTAGTCCTGACCGGAACACTTCGTTTGGTGTGGGCCGTGGAGTGCTGACCGATTTCGCTACGTTCGTAGACAGGACCCCTGTGCTCAGCTTGCCCCCTACAGGCAAAGTGAAGGCGCACCCTGATCGCCTCTGGGATGATGTGGCTGGAATCGACCAGAAGTGGTACGGCAAAGAGAACGCTGACCATGTATACGGTCCAGAAGCTGGCCCGCACGGCAACCCGCAGCGTGCCGACTCCAATACTGGATCCGCATGGAATGCTTCGCTGGCTAAGCAGGAGGGCGGGAATTACTACTACGCCTTCCAGGGCGAGCCTGCTGCTAAGTCTCTGGGTGATCTGATCGTAACTGATCTGACCACTCCCCCGGAGTCACTGGCATCTGAGTTCACCCAGGAAGCTATTCAGGAGGAAGGGTACGGCCTGGCTCTTATCAGGCCGCGGTGGGCTGCGGACAGCACCTACCACAATGCATCGCGCACCCAGTATGATGAGATCATCGCATACGAACGCGCGGAGCCGTTCACCCTTTACTACGGGTTCGACTACCTGGTTGATGGTAGCCGGATTGATGAGTTCCCGGTGTCCGAGGCTGATCCGGCATTCTTCATATACTCGATCAGCCCCACCCCTCAACAGGTGGTGCTGGAGGCGCGTACAGGGATCAGCTTGTTTGGCGTGCATCGCGGCTTGCTCGATACGGGGATCCAGGTGCTCAACAACGACTCGGATATCATCTTCCTGCACGAAGGTGATATCATGTATGACCTTGTTGGCACAGCCTCCTCGGCTGTTACGCAGCTTTCTTTCCCCCAGACTATGTCTTCGGGTGGAAAGCTACCCATGGCCGAGAGCTTTGTTCTGCAGACCACACAGGCGCAGAGGGAGCGGCGGGCGAAGACCCTGGGAATCAAGAATGTTACGATCGGCGCTGGCGCGTTCAACCAGGCATGGGGAACCATGTACTATGACAACGGCGAGTGGCAGAACCTTACATTCCCTGCCTGGGGATCTGGGTCCACCACGATCAGTTGGGGGTACAAGGACGAATCGGCATCTCCCGATGAAGTCAACCTCTACACTGAGACCGATGCAGTATCCAGGTACGCGAAGATCACCTTCAACCTGATCGAGGACGATGACAACGGTGCGAACGCAACGGAGCGTTTGGCTCATGCGCGGGCTTACTGGAAGGAAGGGCTAAGGCCCACCAGTCCCGCTCTGGACCACCCGTCCGTTGGTGGTACCGGGACGCCGCTTACGGCATTCCCCGCTACCGCTACGTACTACGTGTCTGGTACCTCTACTTCCTATGACCTAGGTACGGTCTTCTCTGGTGCAAATACCACCGCGAGCGAGCTGTACTATTGCGAGATTCTTCTCCAGAGCTGCACTGATGGTTCCGGGTCTAATCTATCATTCGGCTGCCAAAGGATGGTAGTCAGCTTCATCGCCTAGCCGCTGTTGGGGGAGAGGGGTCGCCCTCTCCCCCTTGGACCCGCAATCAGTGACACGAATCATCCAAAAATACCATAGGACGCTGCTTCAGGCAGGTCTACTCCTCAACGCCTTTTTGTGGGCCCTCACCGCTACCGCGCAGGTAGACGAAGGGGCAGACATCGTAAAGAGTCTGATCGGAACGAGCCCATCACTTGGATTCGCCGGGTTCGTAATCGCCCTGGTGTTGATCTTCATTTACCTAGACGGAAAGAACCACAGGGACGAACGAAACACATGGCTAGAGCAATTAAACCGACAGACGCAGGTTCTTTCTCACTTGGACCAGTCAGTGAGTCAGCTGGAACGTACGTTGGAAAGGAGTCTTCATTGATCTCGCACCCCTCTGTGAAGGCGATGATCGTGACGCTCTTCATCACTGCCCTGGCTGCGGTGCTGATGATCAACCTGACGCTGCTCATTGCCATTCGGGATGGCGCTAAGGCGGCGGAATCCAATCGCGCCTACCTAATGAGCCACGTCACCAAGGACCAGATCGACAACCGTAGACTCCACCTATACAAGGCAGAGATCCTGGAGCTGCTCTGTAAGGATAGGGATCTGCTATGCCCGGCATTTCCCGCTGACATCCCCAAAGTGCCTCACGCGGGAAGAACCTCACAGGGGGATAGGTAATGCCCTATCTTGGCCGCAAGTCATGGTCCAGGCTCCGAACCACTGACCCCAGGCTGCAAGCCATCGCCCAAGATGCTATCGACGTGATGGACTTCACCGTGCTGGAGGGGGAACGCGACCGTCTCCGCCAGGACGAGCTTTTCGAGCTGGGACTCACGCAGGTCCGGTGGCCTGGGTCGAAGCACAACGCTTCCCCCAGCCTGGCCATGGACCTGGCTCCCTACCCGATTGACTGGAACGATCTGGAGCGGTTCGCAGTGCTCGCCGGGGTGATCCGGGCTGTGGCGTATAGTCACGGTGTTCAGATTCGGTGGGGAGGCGACTGGGATCGCGATGACGAGACCGTGGACGAGCGATTCAGGGACCTTTGCCACTTTGAGATAGTGGAGGACCAATGAGAATCGATGACTTCCTAAAGCAGCCCACACGCAAGGAATGGGACGCAGAAATCGAAGCTGGGTGGCCGGGGCCGGACGGATCGTCGGCGTCAACGGACCACATCATGGGGATCCAGATCGGGATATCGTCTCCCGACTGGAAGTTCTCCCGGATGCCCGCCAACCTACACGACTGGAGATACCACCTGGGGCGCTCCAGGGCCCTCCACAGGCATCATAGGGCCGCAGCGGACCGCGAGTACCGGGACGACTGCATTCGCGTCCTACAGGAGCGTCTAGACGGCCGGATCATGACAGGAATTGGAATCGCCCGTGCTTGGGCTAGGTATTACGCTCTCCGCCTATTCGGCAGGGCGGCGTGGAGAGGCTAGCGCAGGCTTTCGGGGGTTTGCCAGCGCGCAGCTGAGCGGGGGGACTTTAGGGTCCCCCCGCTCTTTTGCGTTTGGAGGTCGGAAATGTCCAACAGGGTCCGCTCGTCCGTTGCCGGGGGTTCATACCTACATGCTAATGAGCGCATGCGGCTTCTCTACTGGCCCCTTCCACGCCTTGTTGGAGCGGCGTGTGCCCGGTCCCTTCATCGCGGCCGGAGTATCCTCCGTTGGGTGTACCCCAACCAACCTTTACCAAACGACTGTGATCCCGAACAGGAATCCATCCACGCAGATTGCCGCATTGTCATCGACTTCGATTCCGATGCAGCTGTACTCCTCTTCGACAACGTCCAGGTCTCCCTCGACTTTGTGGTAGGTAGCACATCCAGACAGGGCCAGCAAGGCCAAAATGATAACCAGTCTCATGACATTACGAAGCTCCACACTGCCTCCACGGCCTCTTCCCGGATCCTATCAAGCTCACCACTCTGGGCCTCAATCCGCTTGTCGTAGGGGATTTGCTTCCACATGTTCTCGGCGGGGTGGTCGCTCTCCGGAATGTCATGGTCGGTCCGTACTAGCTGCAGGACGAACACCTCCTCCGCTGCGTCGCAGACTTCCTGGTACTCGTTGGGGAACCGGCAGTCAGAGACCAGCCACACGTCATCCTCGTCCGTCTCCTGCATGTTCTGCAGAGTCTTGATCACCCAGAACCTCTCATTGATACCATCCCGGAACACATCGGTACCCAGGTAGTGGAGAAGCTGCCTTCGCGTCTTCGGTGTGCCGTCCTCGTTGTAGCTTATGACGGTGCCATCGGGGAAGGTTCCAGCGGCGCTCTTGTACTCCAGGTCTCCTAGCTTGTCGTAGTCCCACCCGAAGGTGGAAGCGCATAGCTTCTTCAGCTCCGCAGAGAATCTGCCATGCCGTACAAAACCAAAGCTCTCGATGATCGCATCCGCCGCTGTGTCCTTACCACTACCTGCCGCACCGCACAGCAGCACCACCTTACTCAACTTGTCCATCCGATCTCCTACTTCAAAGCATACAGCAGACTAAGCTGCGTTGCGTCTTTCTTGAGCCTGGCCTTGTACGCCTTCTCGTCTACCGTGTTCTCGGCCACGGCATGGTGCACGAACACACCTTCCGACTGGCCCTGTCTCCACAGCCTAGCGTTAAGCTGCTTGTACTTATCTAGGTCCCATATCTGGGAGTACCAATAGAGATGGTGGCCCCCTGCCTGAAGATTCAGTCCATGAGATACCGATGCGGGGTTGATCAGTAGCATAGGCAGATCCTTGGCATTCCACTGCTCGATCAGCTTGTTGTCTTCCTCTGCGTCAGTGGTCTCGCCAATGTATCGGGGCACGAACCCGAACCGCTCTTTGATCCCTAGCTTGATCTGAACCAGATCATGCTTGAACTCGTACGTAACGATTACGGGCTTCTGTCCCAGCTCTTCGTAGAAGTCACACAGGTCTTCGACCTTTGCCGTGTGCATCCACTCGATCATCCGGCACTCTTCCTCGTAGGCATCCCCGAACTTGGTCACGTACACCGCGCCGTTGGCCACCTGGCGGCACTTGGAAGTTGCCACTGCCGCATTGACGGCCACGACTTTCCCCGCCTTAACGTCGATGTACAGCTCTTTCTCCAGCTCCTTGTACAACCTCATGGACTTCTTGTCCAAACGAACCGGTCTTCGCACGTACTGGATATCGGGAAGGTCCAGGTGGTCGGTAGCGTCGAGGCGAATACTGTAGGGCTTAATGTCCTTGGCTATCGCGGTCTCGGAGTATTTCGTCGGCTTCCAGATAACGCCCCGCTCTAGCTCATATGGCATGAACCCGTACACGGTCCGAAACTTCTTTAGCGTGTCCCCCAATATCTTAGGTGACAGCACCTTGAACTGGCCAAACAGATCACCTACCCCGTTGGGCGCAGGTGTACCGGTCAGGATGAATCGATAGGGGATGCCGCCGTGCATCCTATGGGCAATCTTGTAGAGCGCCTTGGATCGCTTCGACTGGGAGTTTTTGAACAGCGTGGATTCGTCAACGTACAGGACGTCGAACGGGAACACGTCTTCCTGGTTCTCTAGTAGCCACTTGAGGCCCTCGGGATTGATTACCACGATATCGGCGGCGTTGGTGGCGATCAGGTCTTTGCCCTTGCCATGGGCCACGTGGATAGTGATATCCCGGAAGTTGGTCCACTTCCTGACCTCAGCGGGCCACGTCGAGTAGCAGACGCGCAGGGGCGCAACCACCAGCGCCCTTCTGGCAACCAACAGATCCTTTCGGATCCGAAAGTCCTCCAGGCACACAGCGGTCTTGCCCATCCCAGGATCCAGCAGGAGCGCCAACTTGTCGGTGTCCAGCATGCGATCCAGCACGTCCTGTTGGTACTGGTGCGGCCGGAACCTCACTTGTCGAACTCCTCCAGGAAGGCGTCTACCTGCTCTCGGCTCCAGCACACAGCTACCTGGAACCCTAGCTTGTCGAGAAGGTCCAGGTAGTACTTCTGCAGCTTCTGAAACTTGGAGTTTTCGTCCGCCTTGTACTCGATGAACCCTACCTTGCCCTTCTTGAACAGCGTGTGGTCCGGCCATCCCTGGCCGCGAATGATTGCCAGCTTTACCGTGTAGATCCCACGCTCCGATGCCTTCCTAGCGCCGTACCTCTCCAGTGATTTTTCAGTGACGGTTGCCATTGTATCCCTCCAGGTGCTCGATCATCTCCGCATAGGAGAACAGATTCTCATCGTGCAGTACACACCCGATGAAGGCATCGTATAGCTCCTCTCGCAGACTCTCACGCACCGTGCTTGGTTCTACTGTAAGCATGTCGCACGCCCTGGCCAACCCACCGCCCTCTTTGAAAATGAAGGTGTAGAGATCCAGGTAGACCGCGACCATGGCCAAGTGGTCCTCAAGCCCCTCTACGGAGTTTATGTAGTGGATCCCGGAGAGCGTGTTCTCTTTCCATAGCTCTTTGGCCGTCTGCAGCTGCATCGCACGCACCGGATCGGACAGCGTCTTCAGGGCCTTGCGGAACCATACGATCTTGTTCTCCAGGTAGGTCGCCGAATCGTCCGTTGTAAGGATCACGTCAGTCAACCTCCAGGACAACCACGTGGTTCTCTCTAAGGAGCCTGAGACCAAACTCCACCTCCCATACATCGTCATCCCGGAACCCATGATCGCTCAAGTAAACGAAGTGGGTGATACCAGCATGGATGATCGCTCCAGCGCAAGCGGGGCAGGGCGGCGAGGAGGATACCATCCAAGACCCTCGTTCACCCATGCTGAACGTCTTCATCAATACCTTGATTTCAGCATGGACCCGGTTGAACCCAGACCCAAGGCAGTCGTCATTGGTAGCGACGTTCCACTTACCAAAGGGGCCAGTGGAAGGGATGAAGATAGCCGCAGCACACTTCCTATGGTTCGCCCTGAACCCGTCCATCTCTTCCTGGATTCGTCTGACAGCTGTTCCGATGTTCATTGACAGTCTCTCCGACCCGTCTGGGGGTCAATCTCGCAGGAGGAAGCACTGACCTCGGTCAGGACGGCCCCTCTCTTACCACCTACGCGGTAGGTGGTGCAGCCCTTGCAACCCCTCTTCCACGCCTCGATGTAGATGTCCTTGAAGTCTTCCCAGGAGATGTCAGTAGGCACGTTGATCGTCTTGGAAATTGACTGGTCCACATAGGGTACGCAGGCCGCCAGTACATCCAGGTGCTCTTCGGGGGTAAGGCTGTTGGCAGACTTACCGCGCACCCCCCACTCCCGGAGAGCGTAGTCAACCACACGTTCGGTGGTCTCGCCTCCGAAATCCTTCACGACCCGGTCGAACTCATGCGCGAATACCGGCTCGAGCCCCGAAGACACGTTGTCAGCCGTAAGGCTGATAGTACCGGTCGGAGCGATGGCGATCAGGTGCGAATTGCGAATGCCGTGCGCTGCGATTCGATCGATGATGTGTGCGGGCATGATCTTGAGGTACTCGCTCTCCAGATACCGGTCCGCATCGAACAGGGGGAACGGGCCCTTTTCAATAGCCAGGTCAATGGAAGCGTTGTAGCACCCCTCGCTGAGTACGCGCATGATCATCTTGGTGGCCTGCACAAACGACTTGGACCCATACTCGCAACCCAGTGCCTCCAGGGCATTGGCCAGGCCAGTGATGCCGATGCCGATCCTCCGCTTGGACTTCATCTCGGCCTCTTGCTCAGGGAGCGGCCAAACAGATGCTCGATCGATCACGTTGTCCAGTGCGCGTACGATCGGCGGAATGTCCCTCTGCAGCTGTTCTGTATCAAACTCGTTCCGCTCAAAGTCCACGTACTTGACGAGATTGAACGACCCAAGCAGGCACGCACCGAACGGCGGGAGAGGGATCTCACCGCACGGGTTAGTGCCCGTGATGGTCTCCGCGTACCACAGATTGTTGCTGTTTTGGATCGTATCGATGAATAGGACCCCAGGCTCTGCGTAGTCGTAGGTGGACCGCATGATCATGTCCCACAGAGCCCTGGCGGAAATCGTCTTGTACACACGACCGCCGAACCGAAGATCGAACTGACTATCGTTCTCTACGGCCCGCATGAACTCATCGGTAATCAGGATGGACATATTGAAGCCCTCCAGATACCCAAGCTCATTCTTGGCATGAATGAACTCCTCGATCTGGGGGTGGTCAACTGACATGACGCCCATCTGTGCGCCGCGGCGGAACCCACTAGAGGCTACGGTGGTGCCGACGGCGTCAAAGATGTTCATGAACGGGAGGGGCCCACTCGACTTGGAATCCAGCTTGGTGATCAGGTCACCACGAGGGCGGAGCGTCGAGAAGTTCGTACCGATGCCACCGCCCAGTCGCATCGTGGCAGCGGCCTCGGTGGCCCGCTGCATGATGTTTCCCTCACCGTGGACGAAAGAGTCCTCGATATCCCCGCTCATGAAGCAGTTGATAGGGCTCACCACTTTCGGAGCACCAATGGATGCCTGGACACGCCCTCCCGGAAGGAACCGCATGTTTCTCAGGATATCCTGCACCTGCCTGAAATGCTCCTCAGAATCCCGGAGGCCACCTGCGACACGGTTCATCGCCTCCGCGAACCCTTCGCCATCCCCACGGTACTTCTCTGCATGCAACTCGTCGCTGAACTTCGTCTTCGGACCGTACTTCACTTGTGATACCTTTTTCCACGCCAGCCGTCTGAAGCTGCCACAGGGAACCCCTTCGCCCACTCCGGCACAACGGTTAGCAATTGCTCATATTCATCGACGCTACCAACGCCGACCTTTACCTTGCTTATGACTTCATCGTGGACCGTAAGAATGGGGAAGTATTCGTCGTACTCATTCAGGCGAAGCATAGCCTCCGCCATGATATCCCGACTCAACCCCTGAACCACATTCTCGGTCAGCTTTCCGCCGTAAGTGTAGCATCGCTCGTACTTTCTGGTGTACGTATCTACTCCCATATACGACAGCTGCCACTTTGTGTTCAACCCGTGAGCGTCACACTTCTCTACGGGCCATCCCTCCGCACGGGCCTCTTTATACAGCTCCTCCATGCTATCGTCTTGGAACTTCGACAGGACCCAGTTCACCTGTGGCAGGTGATACTTGATCGGCCGACCGGAGGGCAAGTAGATGCAGAGGAAATCACCAGTGACACACATCTGCAACTTGCCGAACGTAACCGGCTGCTTGGATCTGACCGCCTCGATAGCGGCTTCTTCGATCCTATACCAGAACTGCCGGACCATGTGATGAACGGATCGATAAGTCCTGACGACCTGCTGAGAGAACTCGTCAGTCAGCTCGATCCCCACGTCTGCGCACCGTGCCTGGAATGTAACCCAGCCCATCTGATATCCAAGGCCAAGGATAGCCTGCTTGCCAACCTGCCTTTGGTACTTCGTTACCGCGGACGTGGCCACGTGGAAAATCTGCGCCGCCATCTCTATGTAGATATCACTCCCGCCTCGGAGAAGGCGCAGAGCGTCCATGTCATCGGTCAGCCAGAACAGACCACGGGCCTCGATGGACGAGTAGTCGGATACGATCAGATCGTGTCCCTCATCCGCTATGATGGCTCCACGTAGGGCGGAAGACAGTGCCTCCATGACGCCGCCGTACATCAACTCGATGTAGTCCACGTCCCCGGTCAGAACGACGTCACACAGATCCTCCATGGATCCTGGAGCGGTGCCACGGGGGAAGTTCTGGGGCTGAATCAGTCTCCCGGACCATCTCCCGGTATCGGCTCCGTAGTAGCTCAGCAGCCCTCTCGCCCTGCCGTCACTGTTGGCCACACGAAGCATAGCCTCGTACTTCTTGACAGACACCTTAGCCTGGTCGAGACGAAGCTGGATCACCTCACGTGTCAGGTCGCTCCATGCCGGGTCATGCAAGGCATGCTCAAGCACAGCCTTCTGCGCGTTGGGGAGTACAGACTCACCCCTGGCGTTGATCCACGCAAGTAGCTTGTCCCTCTGACCGCATCGCTCCACAGCGCCATCGGTCAGCCGGGACATTTCTGCGTCCGCCAGCTCCGTACAGTGCTCCGCGATGGCGACGGCAGAGCGTGCGAGATCCAAATCGATCCGAACGCCGTGACTGTTCATCTCCAGGTCGAGCTGCCATACACGCAACTCTTCGTCCGTAAGTGGACCCAGGGTCTGGGAGATGGCATGCTCCGCTGCTACGTCCTGCTTGCAGTACTTGAACAGCGCCTTAAGGTCTTCGACGTCCTCGCGATACGGGCGAAGGTCTTTGACCCCCGGAACACCTGCGTAACGCTCGATGAAGGTGAGCATGTCCTTGGTCTTGACCACCGATCGCCACTGGGTCTTGTCTCCCAGCAGGTGCTCCGCAACCAACTCGCAGTCTGCCTTCAAAGGCGAGCGGGGGATGCAGAGCTTACGGATCAGCGCGGTGCCCGTCTTGTCCTTCTGATCAGACGTGCCCAAGGCCGCTGCGGCCTTGCCAAGTGCCCTGGGGAGAGAGTGGCTTGCGGCGATGGCCGCGGAGCACCGCCACTGCTCCGGCTTCACTTCGGGCCACCCCATCCGCTTGACGCATACGAACTCCCAGATAGCCCGCTCGAACTGCACATTGTGCGCCTCGATCAGGCCACCGGACTTCACGTACTCAAAGAAGCGGTGGAGATCGGTAGCTCCTTCCTCCGGCAGCCCTGGGAGGTGGGGGTGCCAGAGGAAGGAGTACCCATCGGGCATGCGTACGGCCAGGCACAAGACCTCTGTTGAACTATGCTCCGCATAGCCCCAGGCTCCGCCACGCTTAATGCCGAAGCCTGAGCGTGTCTCGAAGTCTATCGTTGCGCACACGGCCGTACTCATGCCTAGATCAGGTCATCCGTAGAGACCTCGTCGAACACGTCCTCCGGCGGCTGGAAGCTGTCCAGACGCTCACCCTCACCGACCTTCTGGATGTTGTCCAGTCCGAAGGCGATCCCCTTCGACCCGTCCACATCGTAGAAGTAGCAGTGCACCTGGAACCGCACCAGGGCTCCGGGGTACAGGGCCTCCTGCACGTCGAGGATCGGAGAACGCTTGCCGTCCACGATTCCGGGCGGGAACTTCGTCTTCGCCTCAAAGAAGCGAGCGCCCTCGACGTACGGCCCGCCGTACTGCTCCTTCTCGCTGCCGTCCCGCTCCAGCGGTCGCTTGACCGCCTTCTTGTTGACACCGGCCGGGACGATCGTCTCCATCGCCTCGTCGATCAGGGCGTTCAGTGCCGAAAGGTCCGTTCCGGGAGGAAAGACGATTGCGGCCCCGTACCGGCCCTTCTTGTCGGGGCTGGCCAGGTTGGGGAAGGAAAGGACCCCAATGGGGGTGATGATCTTTGAAGTGCTGTTCGTGGCCATGTGGCCTCCTGTAGTCCGTTAGCATTAGCCCGTTGAGTCCACTTTGGCTCAAACAGTAGTGAAGAGATTATAGCATATTGTTTCGTAGCTGCTACTCCGTTTTTGGGAAAGCAATCAGGGCCGGTTCTACCGGCTCTGCGGGGTGTGACTCCGGCTGGAGGGCAAGGCCACCCTGCGGCTTGACGATGTGGACCTCCTCTTCACTCGGCGTCAACAGGCCCTTCTTCAGAACCTGGGCGGGGGACAGGAGATCGGTCTTCAGCGCCTGATCAGCGACCCCCTTGGCCTCAACAAGCTCCAGGGTCTTGGCCTTATCCCGCCAACGCCTGTGCGTGGCCTTCCGGACCATCTTGAACCCAGGGATGTGCTCCCTGGTTCCCAGTACGGAAGCCATCTCGGTCACACGCTCCGCCCAGATCGACACCACCTTGGCCACCTTCAAAGCATGTGACATAGCGACCGGGTCATCGGCATCCGGAAGAATCATCTCGACAGAGTCTACGTCCTCGAATGCCAGCGTCTCCATCTCATCGGCGAAAGCCTCCTGGGCGGCCTTGACAGCCGTGGTCTGCACCAACGGGCAGATGCCAGAAGCAGGGCAGTGTTCGCACCAGTACCCGATCTTGTACTGCGCGATAGCTGGCGTACGGGTCGCAGTGACAGCAGGCGCAAGCACCTCCCTGCGCCAGTTGTTGACGTGCTGCGCCGTCATGGTGTCCTCGGAGATCAAGGTGCCATCCGGTCGAGGAGACCTGGGCTGAACGATCACGATCGAAACAGTAGCGTCTTCGGGGATA